ATCCCAAAAGACGTGATGGACGAAGTTATTAAAGAGCATGTGAAGTTTAAGGCTGGATCGAACCGTAAGGACGACTCACTAGACGGCCTCGCACACCTGTCGCGGTATCTCCCTAAAGGTCTCGCAGTTCCACAAACTGAACAAGAGAAACAAACCGCAGCTTGGGACGTGCTGAAAAGAAAACAACAGCACGAACGAATGTTTCCTCCGAACGAAGAGAAACAAACACCCAACTGGAAACGCGACGGTTACGACCGTCAAGAATCTCCCGCCGCCCCGATGACTGAGTGGGAAGGTATGAAAATTATCCAACATCCAGATTTCGAACTCTACGGAACATAAGGAAAGGGAGTTTATAGGAGTGAAGTGATGGCGCTTAAAAGATTCATACTGTTACTAGTTCTCAGTTTACTCTGCGTGTTTTCTTCCCAGGCACAAGGTATTGCTCTAAACCCGCGAACCGGAAATCTTAACGTGTTAGACGCAGGAACTTGCGCAGTTTCTTCTGGTTCATCTGCCAGTTCTTTTGTGGTTCAGCAGCTTCCGCAAAATGCGGGTGCATCGGCTATTACTCTCGCTGGGACGTTTTCGGCAACAGCTACGGTGCGTCTATCCGCCGATGGCGGGACGACGTGGGTTACGCAATCAACGCAAAAGGCTGTTGGAACGGCGAGTTACGCAGTTGCGGGTTTTAACTATATTTGTGTGGATATCACTGCTTATACTAGTGGTAGTGCCAACGTAACAATTAGTTCAAGTTTGGCAAGTTCAAACATAGCAACGCTCTCGGCCAATGGTGCGGTCTCGAACGGTATTTGGGTAACAGTGGACGACTGGCTGGTGATGGATATTACGTTCGCCGCTGCTCAAACAGGAACGATTCAATATGGGTTTAATTACAGATTGCAAAAGCCTGACGGAAGCATCAGCAATAACCAGTCACTGAATACAGTTACGAATCCTGTCTTTGGGCCAAACTACGTGCCGATTCAAATTTCAGCCTCTGGCTGGCTCATCGGCGCAACAATCCAAGAAACGGGAGGCAGCTTTATCCCTCCAACTGGAATGATGTATTACAACCTGTTCTTGATGAACAGTCCTGGTGCGAACCCTTGTTCTGCGCCGCCGACTACCTGCAATAGCACGCCAAATATTCCTGGAGGTGTCGCCCTCATTGGTTCACCGATTGCCTTGAATTTTCCTATCACCTGGAGTGGTGGTAGTGCTGTGTATGTCCCCCCAGCAGCCGGGGCGGGTCAGATAGTTTATACTACGATAGCCGCAGGCGCGGGCGTAGAGGCTTCTTGGAGTATTCCAGCACAGACCAGATTACAAATCTTAGGAATTTGGTTGAAACTGACAACCAGCGCGACGGTTGCAAACAGGAATTTCTATATCAGCGCTGTTGGAAATCAGAACTATCCATTTATCCCCTCACCGATCAATCAGCCAGCAAGCACTGTGCAGGTTTATTCCTTCACCCCTGGAACCGGAGGTGTCGTACAAACCCCGCCCGGAGCAGGTACGAATGTTATTGAAATACCAATGGGGCAAATGTTCTTTGGGAGTGGCGGCGTTGCGGGTGCCAGCGGGGGTTCACTATGCGGAGGATCTACTTGCGTCATTGCTACAAATACAACAAACCTGCAAGCCGGAGACGCTTACATTATGATTATCACTTACCTACAGTGGAATGACTTGAATTAAGGGGATGGAAATGAAAAAGAATCTCGCTGTTTTCGTAATTTTGGTTCTCATTGCATCAATGCTGGCGTATACTCCGGCGCGTTCGCAGCAAGCCGTAAGCGGAAGCCAGTACAGTGATCCTTGTGCCAGTCCATTCGTCGCTAAGCAGAGCGTCCAACTTAACATCACCACAGCTACGACCACGGCTCTTGTAGCTGTCAGTGGGACGACTCAAGTTTATTCCTGCGGACTAGACATCAGCGCCCTTGACACCGTGGCGGCGAACACCGTCCAGCTTGAATACGGGACCGGGGCTGCCTGTGCTGCGGCTGTTGTAGCTTTAACTCCGGTCTATAATACGGGCGTTCAAGCAGCGGGAGCCATTCCTTTCCAGAAAACGTTAGGATTTTCCTTGTCTAGTTTCGTTAAGCCAACACCACCCGCGAACGGTGTTTGTATCCTATCGACGGTCGGTACTACGCCTTCGATTAACATTCTTTATACCTTCGTGCAAATATGAAACGTTTGCTTGCTTACGAAAGCCGCAGCCTAAATATCAACGGGCGGGGGTAAATAAAAAAATGAGTTTTCTTCGCGAAGCTTTCAGTGAAGATGATGGCCGCGGTAGTTGCAGCCGGTTGATGATGGCGTTTCATGCTGTGGCTGCGGTAGCTTGGGGGACACACTTTGTTCTCCATACTCACGTTATACCAGATCCCGTGACCATGGCTGGGTTGACAGGTTTTATTACTGCGCCATACGCCGTGAACAAAATGCACGCTGCGGTAACTGCATTCAGTTCTAGTGAAAAAACTCCGTAATCGTTCGAGATAGATTTTGAAAGCCTCTAAATGAGAATTACCCCGGACGCTGCTAATCCGCATGGACAAATTGATATTAAGGATTTCACAACTCCTGCGGACGTAACCAATGCCGGGGCGTTGCAACTGTGCGTACAAGACGCTGCGAGTGCAGAAAGTTGGATTCAGTCCAGTTACTGGGGTCTTCGCTGGCGTGAAGCTGACGCACTTTACCAAAGTCCTCCTGGAATTTTGATGTGGGAAGGCACCACGGTTCCGCGTGCGAACGTGAATCGTTTCGTTGTCGCAGAAACCGTAAATGCCATTCACCCGCAAATCATGAACGGGCTTTTTTACGAGAGCCCGCCATTTGTTCTGCGTCCGCGGCCAAACCTAGAACAGAATACTGTTCGTGCAATCTCATCCGTGATTTCTGCGGAGTTGGATGAGATCGGTTTCCGCCAAGAGGTTGACTGGGGTTTGTTTTCTTCGCTCAATTTCGGCACTGGTATTTGGAAGTGGGGCTTCAAAAGTTACACCAGAAAAACCACGAAGTACGTACCGATCGGGAACGCGGTAACAATCCAGTCCAAAATTCCGAATACGCCTGCGACGATTCTTGAAACGCCCGACTCCATGACTTATAAGAAAGTTATGGGTGAGGAAGATGTTCACCAACCGACTTTCGAGTACAAAGACAATCGGTACACCCTAGTTGATCCGGGGCTGAAAGTTCCCGACATTCGTAAAGCAAAATTCGTCATTGACCGGATGTACCTTACGTACAAGGACTTGATTAAACTGAAGTCCGAGCAGTACGTAGATGAAGACGCTACTGGGAAGCAAACACTAAAGGACCGTTATCTTCTCCCGAGTGAAGAGGAGATCAAGTCGTGGTTCGAGGCTCCCAAAGAACAGCCTTCGCACGGGCCGCAAGGTAACACCAGCATTGTCCAAAGCACTGCGTCTATCCATCATGCAAAACCCGTTTTTCAAGCGTCTACGGCGGATCCCCTAGATGAACCTTTGGAAGTTTTGGAGCGCTGGGACAACGATAAAGTCATCACGGTTTTGAACCGCGTGAAGGTGATTCGCAATGAACCGAATGAGTTCGGCTGTATTCCGTATCTATCGCTCAATTGGTGGAATATTCCTGACGCCTTCTGGGGTCTTGGTCTTGGCCGTGTTATTGGCGTTGAGCAGCGTGTTCAAGCTGGTCTCATTAACGCCTGTCTTGATCTCGCTTCTCTTATTGTTAACCCTATGTTTGTGCGCTCGCGTGGCGCTAATATTCAAGAGCAGCAAATCCGTCAGCGCATCGGCGGAATCATCGCTGTCGATGGGGATCCTCAAAAAGCCTTAACGCTTTTGCAACAGCCGAACATCCCGGCTGAAGTGGTTCAGCAAATCGCTTTGTCGCAGTCCCGTGTGGAGATGACTTCTGGTGCGAACCAGCAGTTAACCATGGGGGCCTCTACCGCGAAGGGCGGGGCGATGCGTACGGGTACGGGCGCTGCAGGCGTGATTCAAGCCACGATGAATCGTATCGGCGGCTTCGCTGAGGCATTTACCCGCCAAGTGTACGAGCCTTTTATCTACAAAGTTCACCAACTGAACAAAGATAAAATGCCAATCGCATATATTCGGAAACTGCTTGGTGAGAAACTGGGTCCCGAATTCAAGTTTAGTGCGGACAATTTCCTGAACGGACCCGCGGAATTTGAAGTGCTTGCTGGATCGCACTTAGCTGCGAAGTCCCAGATGGCGCAGTCGCTATTTATGATGATGCAAATGTTTGAAGCCCAGCCGATGATGGACCAGTTGAACAAGATCTCGAACAAGAAGGTGAATATCGAGGAACTGTTCCACATGATTCACGACATCAGTGGGTGGAAGAATTACTACGACATCATTCAAGATATGACGCCAGAAGAAATTCAGCGTCAACAGGCGCAGAGTCCGATGGCACAGTTGCAGGCCAAAACGAACGCTACGATGCAGGTTAACGACCAGAAGAATAACCAAAAATCCCAGATTATAGATCAAGAGTCGGAAGCCCGCGCTGCACGCGACGTGTTCAGAATTATCGCAGAGAAGTCGGCTGAACCAGAAGCCTTGATGGGGGCTTCTGCTCCTGCACAAGGCGTGGGGAGTATTGAAGCCGCATGATTGCCTACCAATTGATGAGTCCTTCGGGTAAAAGTTATGTTGGGCAGACTATCCATTCCACTTTAGACCGCCGCTGGAAACAGCATCTGCGTAACAAGAAGAATCCTTACGCAGTCCACGCCGCACTAAAGAAATACGGTCCAGAATCTTTTTTGGTTCAGGAACTATCTCATGCTTCTACCCAAGAACAGCTAAGTAATCTGGAAAAAGTGTGGATCATTCTTCTGCAATCCGCTGTGCCAGGTAACGGTTACAACCTGACGTGGGGTGGCGAGGGTGGTTCGCACACCGATGCTACTAGAGCGAAACTGAGAGAAGCCCAGTTGCGTGTCACAAATCGCAGCCATACTCCGGAGACCAGAGAGAAAATTCGCAAAGGCCATCTCGGGATCAAATTTTCTGATGAACACAGGAAGAAAATAAGTTTAGCTCGGCGCGGAGAAGGTAATATTTTCGCCAAACTGACTGAGGAACAAGTTCTCGCTATCCGCAGGGAATACGTACCTTGGGTTGTTACCCAATCGCAACTTGGAAAGAAGTATGGAGTCTCATCCAGCATCATCAGTGAGATTGTACACAGAAAGATTTGGACACATCTATGAACGGTTCCGAAGTTGTCACCAAACGGCCCCAAGAATCTGGTTTTTCGTACGCGCAAAACAACGAACTAACCGACATCGAAAAGATGGACCTTGCAGTTCTCCACCAGGATCCCAGAGTTAAGACTCTGTACAAACTGATGGAACTGGAAATCGTTGACGCCAGAAATGAAGCTATGGAAGCCGACCCCGCGGAGACCGCAAAGCAACTTTCACTAATGACCGTAGCCCACGCGATGGATAAATTTTACCGGCGAGTTCGGAGCAAAATCGAATTTGGAGTAGCCGAACACGTTGCTGATGTAAAAGCGAAAATGTTACAGGAAGAGTTAAAGGATCAAGAGAGACTCAATGAAGTGATTCTCTTCAATCAAACACACTAATTCAGAAACCAGGCCCCAGCATGAAAATCCCGTACGCTTCTTTGTTGTTAGGTCCTACTGCTTTGTTCGCCCTAGGCTTTGCAATGAACGCTGTTTGTGTAGCGGCGAACCACGGAAGTATGCCTGTCTTGATGCCTGGTGGGTGCGAAACTGGAATGATTTCGGATATCCACTCCTGCATGACTGGGGTAGTCCACCTGAAATTTCTAGCTGACTGGATTCTTATTCGGGGCATTGGGATCGCCAGCCCCGGAGATTTTCTGGAATGGGCCTCAGACGCAACATTTTGGCCTGCACTCATACTTTGGATCGGATTCATGATCCGCGACAGTAACAAAAATTAGTTGTTCACAAAATGAACCGACGCGCCAATTAAGCGCAAGGAGAAATGTATGACAGAAGTAGCAGAAGCACCAAAGAAATGGATTAGGTCTTATCAGCCAAAGGATGAGAACGGATATCCTATCGGCCCGCCGCAGAAATTCGAAGCCGACACCCGCGAGGAGTTGATTGATAAGTTGGCTGCCGCGCACGAAAACGCAAGCGCAGCGCTTTACAAAACTCGCCAGCAAGTCAAACTCGGGACTATGCTCGAACCCGATCCAGAGGAACCCATACTCACGTTTGAGCCGCGCCAGCTTAGTGCGGACGAACGAGTGAAACTCACCAAGGACTTGTCCGATCCGGCCAAAGCCGCGGACGCACACAGAACACTTCTCGAAGCCGAACTCGGTGCACCGATTGAAACTGTGCGAGCGAGTCTCCGGGAAGGTGAAATTGCAAAGCGCGTGACTTCTATCCAGCAAGCCATCACGCAATTCAAAAGCGAAACGCCCGACTATGTGGAATGCGAACTCAACTCGGGCAACATGAAAAAGTACATGGAGAAAAATAAACTCCGGTACACACCCAAGAATCTCAAGATTGCTTTCGAAGACCTGAAGAATAGCTCACTGCTTACTCTTCGGGCCCCGCAAGCTGAAGTACCTCCGTCTGCTCCGGTACCCCCGGTAGCAGCCGCACCCGTTCCGCCAGCGGTGATCCCGCCAGCGGCGACTACACCCCCGGAGATCCCGGCACAGGTTACGGAAGTGCGCCCCAAGAACTCGTCTAGTGGATTAGGACGTGAAAACACCAGTGCAGCACCTGCTGGTGGAACACCTCCTCAGACCTCAGGGATTTCTATAAGGGATATCAACAAAATGAGTGCAGCCGAATACAACGAAAAATTACGGGACCCTGAGTTCTGTAAAGCCGTTGAAAAGCTGTACGAAAAGAAGTGATATCTCGGCACACAACATAAGTTTTGAAGTAGGAAACAATGGCCGGATACAATCCAGCTAGTAATACTACTTCCAACCTGCCTCAGTCTCGCGTTATTTATTATGACAAACGCTTTATTGAGAATTTGAAAGCTCAAACTCCGTTCGTACGTTGTGCGGAGCGGCGCGAACTTCCGCTTAACAGTGGAAACCAGCTTGAGCTTTTCATGTATAACACCTTCGGTGCTAATACATCTCAGGTTTCGGAAGGCACAGTTCCATCAGGCATTTCGGCGTCCGTAGGTACTACTACGGCAACAATTGGGGAATACGCCGATTATGCTAACTTCAGTTCCCTTTCTTTGGCTACCGCAATCGATCCGGTTGTGGAAAACGTTGGCCGTGAACTTTCTTACCGCCTCGGACAGTCTTTGTCCGCAATTACCCG